AATAGTATTGTTTGGATTTGCTATTGCATTTTTAGTAAGCATTTTAAGTTGTCAGGATATTTACATAGGAAAGACACATGAAGAAATATCTCGAGAAATGTTTGAATTAGATAGCTTGATGCGTAAAGTAATTTGGACAGCAGACTCGCTAGGAATAATAAATGAAACTAATTAGGGTATTATTTGTGTTAGTTGTGTGGGTGTTGATTTTATCAAGTTGTTCTGTCCAGGCTTCAATAGATCCAATACCAAATAGAATTAAAGATACTAATGGTAGATTGCATTACTATACTATGTATAGACTTACAAATTTTAACGAACCTGTTAGGTATTGCAGGTTGCACGAACAATGGGAAAAAATCGAACCTATAAATGGAGTTATACAATGAAATGTGACACGTGTTGCGATTGTTGTTGTGGGTGTAAAAAATGACTAAACCTATAGGACAAGACTCAAGCCTTAACATTAGCCTACCTATGCTTTTTCAAGCAGTTGCTGTAATTGGTGCTATGGTCTGGGGTTATGGCGAGTTAAATGGTCGCATATCTTTTCTTGAGTATCAAGTAAGGATAAATGAGGAACATATAGAAGCTATTGAAGAGGATGCTAAAGAAAGTCAAAATGCTGAGATACCTGCTGATATAAGGCAGAATGAAAAGATTAGAGTGCTTGAAGAAGAAGTAGAAAAGTTAAGAAATGCCAAACGCAATTAGCGAAGATGCTCAGATTCACATTAGTGTGGCTTTTCTTATTAAAGCTATGGTGGCAGTTGCGATTGTTACTGGCAGTTGGTATCAAGCGCAAATGAAATTTGCAGAGCAACAAAGAAGAATTGAAACTTTAGAGAATAAAGTAGTAGTTTTAAGTGCAAGTGTAGAAGGTATGGAAACAGCGCACATAGAAAAACTAGAAGAACAAAACAAAAGCCTAATGCAAAAGTTAGGTATAAAAAGATAAGGAATACTAATGGCTAAAAGAAAAAATAAAACAAAACAAACGCCAGTTGTTAACTTAGATGGAAAAGATTATAAAGTAGATGATTTAAGTGAAAATCAAAAAATGATTATTACCCACATACAAGATCTGTCAAGAAAGATAGAATCAGCGCAATTTAATTTGCAGCAATTGAATGTAGGTAAAGATGCATTTGTTGGTTTACTTAAGCAAGAACTAGATAAAGATGAAGATACAGATAAATAATATAGACAGATATGTATCTAAAGATGGTTTAAAAGATGTTTGCAAAACAGTGCATTATACTATGATTGTATCTAAAACAATTGGTAAGTATGAAGATACAGTTACTTACGATGTATCTGCTATTGGAACAGTTGGGTTAGATGCACCTAATAGTGATGATTATATAGAATACAAAGACCTATCAGAAGAAAAAGTTAAAGACTGGGTTAAGTATGCATTAGGTGAAGAAAAGATGGCTAACATAGAAACATCTTTACTTAATCAAGTAGAGGAAAAAATATCACCAAACAAACTAATAGGATTACCCTGGAATGATTGAAAATTGGACTGAAATAGGATTTGCTGGATTAGCAGCAGGTATATTGTGGATGACATTTAAATGGATGACTAATGAGTTAAATAAAAAAATAGATGACTTGCATGATATAATTATAAAACTCATTGATGCTAAGAATGGAATGGTAGATAAATTTCAGGAATTAAATGATGAAGTAACGGACCAGTTAAATTACATAGAAGCAAAGCTAGGTAATGGTCGTGGATCTAAACAAAAAAGGAAAGCGAGTAGAAAATAATGCCAAGATATACAAGCAAAAAATCTAATGGTATGAAAAAGAAAAAAAAGAAGATGAGTGGTAGAAAAAAAATGGGTAGTAAAGTCGTTACACGTAAAAGGTCAGCTTATTAATGGCTAAATCTATTAAAGGTGTTAATGTATCTGCGTTAAATGTTAGACAGCAAAATGCTATGAGAAGACATTCAAAGCATCATACCGCTAAACATTTAAGATCTATGGTTACTTCTATGAAAAAAGGTAAAACATTTAAACAGTCACACCAAATAGCTATGAAGAAAGTAGGTAAATAAATGCCAAGAAAAAAGAAAAGCAAAGGTTTATATGCTAATATTCATGCTAAACGCAAAAGAATTAAAGCAGGTTCAGGTGAAAGAATGAGAAAGCCTGGAAGCAAAGGTGCGCCTACTAAGGCACAATTTAAAAAAGCAGCTAAAACTGCAAAGAAAAGACCTGCACGTAAAAAGAAAAAGTGAAAGAAGAAAAAGTAAAGGTATAGTTTATGCCTAAAAAGAGAAAACAAAAAAACATAAGGAGGACTACTGGCAAAGGTGGGAATTACAGACCTACTAAAAAAGGTGCTGGTATGACTCGTAAAGGTGTTAAGGCTTATAGAAAAGCAAACCCTGGTTCTAAGTTAAAGACTGCTGTTACAGGTAAAGTTAAAAAAGGAAGTAAAGCAGCTAAAAGACGCAAGTCATATTGCGCACGTTCTCTTGGGCAATTAAAACGTAGCTCTGCTAAAACAAGAAATAATCCTAATTCAAGAATTAGACAAGCTAGAAGAAGATGGAAATGCTAGATTCAACTAAAGTCATACTTAATGGATCGTTGGGCGTAGGAGTATGGTGGGTAAATTTACCAATGGTATTGCAAATGGCAGTATCTATTGCAACGTTAGTGTATTTAATAATTAAAATAAAAAAGGAACTAAAATGATACAAGACATGATAATGAAGTATTTGTTCAACGATGAAAACAAAGATAAGATTATCGATGAACTAAACAAGAATGTCAACATTCCTATTATTAACGAAGACACAGAAGAGAAGATTATCTCTGCTATTTATGATGTGTTTGAAGATGTAATGGGAAAGGTATTAAAGAAGTAATGCGCACTACTTTTGGAGAAATCGTACAAGAAGTGTTGCGTCACGAAGGTGGGTATGTTAATGACCCTGTAGATAGTGGTGGCGAAACAAAGTACGGAATATCAAAAAGAGCGCACAGCAATGTAGATATAAAGAATCTTACTGTTGAAGAAGCATGTGCTATTTACAGAGAAGATTACTGGAAACCTTGCAAAGCAGAAAAGCTACCAGAAGAACTAAGAGAACCTTACTTTCTATTTGTAGTTAATGCTGGTCAGGGTGCTGCGGTAAAAGTTTTGCAAAGAGCATGTAATGGTAAAAATGGTAAGAATGAAGAAATCAAGGTAGATGGTAGAATAGGTAGAATGACTATTGGAGCTTCACAAAAATTAGAAAAGAATAGATTTATATCTTACATAGTATTGCATTACGCTAAGATAGTGTACCGAAATGCATCTCAAGAGCGTTTCTGGTACGGTTGGTATAAACGAGCTTTAGGTCTATAGGTTGACTTTAAAAGAAACCGTAGTCATATTTCCAGACATACACTTTCCTCATCACGATGAGAAAGCTTTTAGTTGTGCTTTGAAAGTGTTAGAGTATGTAAAGCCTACAGCTTTTTTATGTTTAGGCGATTTCGTTGAGGGCGAAAGCGTTTCCCACTGGCAGTGGTCCAAGAAAAAACGCCCCCCTCTCGAATATCAACTACCATCAATTAAGATGGAAATACTTGCAGCTAACGAAGGCTTAGATAGAATAGATGCTGCATGTAAGAAAGCCAAAGTAAAAAAGAAAATTATGACTATGGGTAACCACGAGCTTTGGTTTGACAATTTTGTAGAAGAGAATCCTTATCTTAAGCAGTATGCTTCTATGAAAGCATTTAAGATGAAGGAAAGAGGATACGATGCATACCCTTATGGTAAGTATGTACAAATACTAGGATCTAAGTTGTATGCGTATCATGGTGGACATTACAGTGGTGTAAATCATACAAGAAGCCACGTAATGAACTTAGGTGTAAATATTATCTACGGACACACACACGATAGTATGAAGTCTGTAGTAACACATTTGAATGGAGCCAAGATGGCATATTCAATGGGATGTTTATGTAAAATGGAAAAAGAGTTTTTGAAGAATAGACAAACTAACTGGACACATAACGTAGGTATCCTGGATATATTTAACGATGGAAACTTTAATTTAAATGTGTTAACCATTATAGATGGTAAAACAACAATTAATGGGAAGGTAATAGGATGAAGAAGTTAGGTGATGTATTACCAGATAGAAGAAGACATTATGGTAAAAAACGTAAGAAAAAAAGGAAAGTAAAGAAACGTGCCAAAACAAACGTTTACTCTAAATGATTTCTCTGGTGGACTAGTTGATGCCAACAACGCAAGGGATATACCTATTAATGCGTTGTCTGAGGCTGATAACGTATCCTTAACGCTTAGAAATTCAATAAATACACTTGGAGGTGGGGTAGCGCATAATCTCTTGACTCCAGCTAAATTTAGCACCTTAGCAGCAGGTGATGGCAATACTACTGATACTAGTATTTTAGGTCATATTTCTGCTGGTTACGGTGTATTTACATTTGAATCTGATTTTGATTTAGGCTCTGCACCTAGCAGTACATCAGCATCTGGAGTAATAGACCAAGGCTCTAAGTATATTATGTATGTTGATTGTTTAAATGGACAAATGCATGTATATGATTATAATACTCGTACTTTAAATTTAAACTCTACTTTTCCAAAAGCTTTAAATGAAGGTTCTAATGAAACAATAGAAAATTGGGATTTTAGTGCTGGAACATTAACATATGCTACTGCAGGCGCAGATGGTATAGGTGATACAATTACCAATTCTAATAATTTTTTTATGGGTAGTACTGCATATGGAGCAACAGAAGGCGAAGCCTCTATGAATGCTGGTGATTATATACGAATTGAAAATGATACAAATAATAGCAATGCTAACAATTTTCAATGTTTGCGTATACGTGATGTTAATAGAAGTAGAATTACATTAGATCATAAAAATTTCGTTACAACAACTGGTTCTGCTGTAAATGGTGGCGCTACAAATATGATGGTAATGTTTAAACCAGTATTTACATATGCTGATAACGCAGTTAGAATATCAGATGGTTCATTTTTTCAAACACAAAGAATTGCTGGTACAGTTGATATGGGAACAATGTGGTATGGTTATATAGATAATATACATTTTGCAAATAGCACAGGAGCTAGTACTATACTTACCACTGCTGCAAATGGTAAATTTGATGGATGGCATATAAAATCAAACGAATTAGCAGCCCCAACAGCTGCTGCAATAGTTACAAGTGAGACATATCCAACTGATAGTGGAACAGGTTTTAATTTAGAATTGCAAGGTACATCAACATTATCAAGTTCTGATTGGGCTAATGCAGATTATCAAATAGCTTTATCATATATATATGAAAACGACCAAGAGTCTTTATTATACGTACCTACATCTAATAACACATTTAATCCTGGGGGTGCTAATCAAAAATTAGAATTTATAGCATACGCTAAAGGTGCTTATAGTGCGAGAATTAAAGGTTTTAGATTTTATGCTAGATTAAATGATACTAATGAACCATGGTTTTTATTATTAGATGGAAGCATGGAAAAAGGAGTAAGGGCAAAGTTATCAGATAGTGAATATTTGTCTTTTAGAGATATGAGTACTGGAGCAGACGCAACTAGAGTTAGGACTAATTCTGTATTTTCTACTAGTATTAATTTAGAAACATATGAAATTATAAATGGTTTTAGCCCTGAAGAAGATTCTATAAGTATTGCTGGACCAGGTGAGGGATACAAAACAGCTGTTATTGCAAATAGAAGAAGTTTTGTAGCGAATGTTAGAACTAGATTTAAAATAAACGCTAATGATTTTGTAAAAGAACACCACGCAGATAGGATAATGTATACTCCTGTTAATAAATTTGACACTTATCCACGTAGTTATTTTATAGATGCAGTTAAAGGGGATAGTGGTTCTTATGTAAAATTAGAATCATTTGCAGATAGGTTACTAGCTTATAAACAAGATAAGCTGTTTATGATTAATATTGCTTCACCACAACCTGCTGGTTGGTTTTTAGAACAGCAAAAAGATTTTAATGGTTGTGAACATCCTGCTGCTGTACAAAAAGCAGAGTTTGGTGTTATGTGGGCAAACAGGTATGGATTTTGGTTGTATGATGGTAGACAATTTGTAAATCTTATTTCTGGTAAAATACATGAAGATACCTGGGAAAGTTTTTATTCATCTGGAACTATTGTTGGATTTAACCCTAAAAAGAATTATGCAGTTATAGTGTCTGATAGTATTTCTACATCTAATACAGATGTTTTTGTATATGATTTTAGAACTGCGAGTTTTACAAAAGGTACTAACTCTATTTACACAAGTTCTTCAGACTATACAAACGGTACTGTGATTACTAATTTTTTTGTAGATCATGATAAAAATTTAAGTTATGGAATACAACGTTCAAAAATTAGTACCGATGTAAACAATACTGGTAGTATAGATGAAACATTTACTTTTTTAGAATGGTCAGAAACACCTAAAGGTGGATTAGTAGCAGCTGATGCTGAGTTAATAACTAAAGATATAGATTTTGGTGACCCAGGTAGAATAAAAAGATTTTATGATATTATTATAACATATAAGTGTGATAGCACTGTTTCTAATCCTGTAGAATATGCAGTAGATAACAAGACTAGTTTTACAGCTATATCTGGCACAAACTTTGTTAATACGTCTGGTAATTATGATGTACAAACATTTTCACCAACTGTGCCATTTGAAGGGCAAAGTATACGTTTAAAAATTAAAGGGTTTGCTGGAGCAGATTTAGAAATTAATGACATAACTATACAATATAGGTCACTATTAAAGAGTGCAAGTTAATGGATAGTATAGAAAGAAAATTTAGAAACGTATCGCAAAACAAACTTGCGATTATTAATAAACCACCAAGCATATTTCAAATGAATGATGGTGAACAAGTTATAGCAAAGGAAGTTGGAAAGAATCCTAAGTTATACATAAAGTTAAACAACACTTTATATTTTAATGAATTTATAGAGGTGTCGAAAGGAAGTTAAGATGGCTAGTGCAGCTGATGTTTTATTTGCGCAATTGCAAGTAGATGAAAATAATAAACTTTTAGAAAGTGCTAGAAAAGCAAGTAACTCTTTGAATAGAAGAAGAGGCAAGATGGGAATAGGTAGAGTCTTGGGAGCTGTCGGTGGTGGTCTTTTAGGTCTTGCACTAGCTCCAATTTCAGGAGGTGCTTCTTTGTATGCAGCAATAGGAGCAGGTCTTGGTTCTAGAATAGGTTCGGAGGCTGGGCAAAGAGGAGCCTTTGGTAATGCTAGTGTATCTGATGTAGAAATAGGTAAACTAAATAGAGACAAAGCTAGAGATATGCAAAGTGATATTGTAGAAGGGGAAAGAGCTTTAAATCGAAGCGCAAATGTAAATATGTTATCAGATGCTTTTAGTGCATATACATTAGCAGGCACAAGGTTTGGTCAAGGCGCACAGCAGTTTGCTAAAAATCCTGTACAATTTACAAAGACTATGTTTACAGATGCTACAGCACCAAATGTAGTTCCACAGCAAGCTTTACAAAGACCTACATACAATTTTAACAATAATCAAAGATTAGATTTTTTAAATACAGCTGCGGAAAATGATGCGCTATTTAAGCAACTAAATACAGCACAAGCAAGAGGTTTAACTGGTCCTAGTAATGTTGTTCAGCAAGTAGGAGGTAATCTTGACATAATAAGCACACCAATGTTCCCAGCAGCTTCAGATGTTACCAATACTTACAATGCTATGAATCCTGCAAATATAACTTCAAGTGGTGTAAATTTTAATCCAAATCAATCTATTCTTGTTGAGGATTTATTTAATCAATTTTATGGAGGACCTAGGTAATGCCTAATCATTATTACGGATATGATCCAGCAGGAGATGAACCAGACATAAGCTTTAGTTCCGTTCGAGGTAATAGGGATAATGTATATAGTCCACCATTAAATGATATGCCTACTAATCCTAGCAATCCCTTGTATCAAGCAATGGACAATCAACGTGGTCCAACCTATCAACAAGAGCAACAACAGCAAGAAGAAAGAGAACCTGATGTATCATTTGCAAACGAACTAGAAGGTGGGTTTTCAG